ATATTTAATCAATTTATGCATAATTATTTAATGTTAAATATAGATAGTATATTTCAAGATTTATATGAGTTAAAAGACAATTATCCTACTAATTATTACAATTGTAGATGTTTTGAAATAGATAATTATATAATAGATTATGATAAAATTATCATTAATTTACAAAATACTTATAATTATATTGATTATATAGAAAAAAGGTATGATGATGATGAAGACATATTAGAAACATTTGATGATTTTATAAATAAAGAATACAATTGTAATATTTGTTTTGATACAAATCAAACTGAAAGTGACATTGTAAAATTGTCATGTAATCATAGTTTTCATGAAGTTTGTTTGTATAACCACGTTAAACAAAATCATAAATTATGTTCTATGTGTAGAAAAGAAATATCTGACGATGAAATAAATACGTTATTTAAAAAAATAGAATGGATTATAAATCCATTAACAAAAAGGCGAATAAAAGTTGGTGGTAAAACTTATATGTATTTAAAAGATAATGATTACATATAGCGTGTATTAAAAATTGAAATTTATTTAAAATTTATAAATAATTGTACAAGATAAACACTTAAACAAAATGAAAATTCCTCGTTTACCAATGGAGATAATGGATGAAATCGTATTATATACTGGAGATCCTCATGTAGCAAATGTATTAAAAGATAAAATTTCTCAATACGTATTAGATCGTATTGAGAAAAACATATTAATATATGGTAATGTTCAGGGTGGTAAAACAGCTGAAATTTTTAATTATATAAATGAAAACAGTTCGTGTCAAAAAGTTTTGGTTATTCAGAATTCATTATTGGTATTAAAACAGTATGAACAAAGGCTTAAGTCGAAAAATATTGATTATCAAATAATTGACAAAAATACGCAAGAAATAACTAAAAATTTAGTATTAGTATTAAATAACAAATACAGATATAATTATTTTCGAAAAGTTGAACCTAGACGATATATTTTAATGTTGGATGAATCTGATCAAACTATTCGTTCTTGTTCTATAAAGACATCTAAAAATATTAGAAAAACAGTACATATAACAGCAACACCATTCAACAGTACTTTATATAATAGATGTATTAAGGTTCCAGAAAATGCAAATTATTATGGTGTTGAAGATTTAAATATTAATTTGAATAGTGCTGATGATAATACAGAATCCGTTGAGAAATTTTTAAAAACGCAAACAGGTATAATGTTGATAAACAAGTATAGTTATGTGAATGAAATGACATATTTGGCAGAAAAATTAACATTGCAATTTCAAAATGTTCCAGTTATATTATTAACATCTGAAAAAATAATGTTACTCAATAATCAAAAACGATATGTCAAACAAAAATCTATATCAAAAATTATCGATAGTTTACAAGAACATAAACATATTATTTTTATAGCAAATAGGTTATCCAGTAGAGGTTTATCATATGTTTCAAGTGATTATACTAGACATTTAACATTTCAAATTACTAGAGTCAGAACAAGTATAACAAGTTTTTTACAGTCATTAAGAATTCTTGGAATTTACAACTGTAAAAATAAATTAAATTTAGAATTAGTAATTAATGATCACGAAGAAAAACTATTTGAAAAACACGTTAAATTTTTAAATAATTTTAATATTGAAGAAAAAATGTTACTTTTAAAAAAGTAACATCAAAACAGGGCTCACGCCTGCAAGTAAATTATTATGGTTTATATAGTAGTAGTTCTTGCAGGCGTGAGCCCTGTTTTGATGTTACTTTTTTAAAAGTAACTAATGTAACGTAACTATTCATCTTCTTTATAACCTACTATGTCACCTTGTCTTGATACAAGAACTTTAAGTTTTCTTGTTTTTGCAAATTTACGTTTTAATTTATCCATATCAGCATTATCTTTTTCATTATCTTGTTCATAGTGTGAATTATAATTATTATTATGATATTTCCAAAATTTTTGATGTCCTACTCTAAAATTTTTATGTGGTTCTGCTTTATACCAAAAAATTTGATCACGCAAGTCATTTGAATTACCGGATGTTTTTATGACCACACATTCGTGGTTTTGTGTACATGCATCCAATATATTACAGAAATAATTAAAATCCGGAAGCATGCCACCATAAGCATCATATATTTTTTTTCTATTAGCTACAGATGGTTCATTGAAAATAAAAACATAATCTATATTACTACGTAATTCTGGAGGAATTCCTTGTGGATATTGCATTGTTAATATAAACAAAAAATTATAATGACGACCATTAAAAAAAATACTTTTAATTGTTTTATCTTTTTTCCAACTTTGAGCATCGTGTAACATATCATCTAAAACTATAAAAACATTATTACTAGCGTGTTTACCAGATTCAGAGAGACCTTGTTCTTTTGCTTCTCTTATTTTACGTTTCTGACGGTTCATTATACCATTTATAAGTTCAGGATCATATTCGGGATGAATAAAGCAATCTGGTATAAAATCTCCAAAAAATGGCGAAGCTTCTTCTGTTCCGGAAAAAACTATACCTGATGGTATGTATTTATGGTGGTAAAAAATATCTCTAACTAGAAAACTGTTATGTGTAACTATAAAATTTCCTAAAATAAAACGATTGTTACCATCTAATTCAATTCCGTAATATTCTCCTTTACCAACTTCTTCAACTTTAATTTGACTTACTAATGCATCTATTCTATCAGATCTTGGATCAGCCTTTTTACGTGGAATTAATGTTGGAATTTCATCTATTCCTTTACCACTTATAGTTATTCTATATGCTTCACCTATTTTTTTTTCTCCATTATATATCCAACTTGTTTTTTTAATATGTTTTGTTGCACAAAATCCTAAACTACGAGCTAAATAAATAATATCATCCATTAACTTTTCATGTTTTTTACACTGTGTAATTTCAAAACCTTTTGTTTTACCATTCTGTTTATTTAAATGACCATCTGCATCAATAAATCCAGCAAGAAGTTTTAACCTCATTTCACGTGAATTACATTTATAAATTAAAGGAATATGTTTTTCATCTGTCAAATTAAGTTTTCTAAGTGTGTCTAAAAAGAAATTAACGTTATTTTTATATCCTTTTAATTTAATACCATTTATTCCATAACAAAATTGATTAGCTTTTCTATATTGCAAATAACATTTTATTAATGGTAAATTTTTAGCGAAATAATGTAATACACTAGAATCTTGGGATGTTATCACAGCTGTCTTTGAATGACCATCTCCTAACCAATATCCAATCATATATGGATCTATAGGTACACTTTTTTCAGGAAAATCTATAGGGACTTGATAACCTAATAAATTATTTCTATATTTTTTAGATAATTTTAAAAAATCAAGGATTGGTACATCAACTTTTCGATCATCAATTAAACTATCTAAAAATTCTTTAGCTTGTTCGTAAACTTCTTGTTTATTTTTATTTTTATATGAAAATGTTTTATATGATAATTTATATTTGTATTTATCAAACCAACTTACGCTATATGAAGATCTATCCTTACGATCTCTTAAATTTTTCTTTTCTGTATAAATTAAAGATAAAATATGATGACTGTTTACAGTATAACTTTCACCCCTTCTATTGGTCACCTTATACATTGTATCTGTTCCAGAATGTGTTTCTAATACTGTTCTAGGAGCTGAGTCATCACCCATTACAAGATCACCTGTTTTAATATCTTCAACGTTTTTGATATTTCCCTCGAACATAAGCACTTTTTCTCCTTTTTTTAGTGACTTACCAACTCTCCTCCTTCCGAGTACAAGTATAGTGGCATCAGGTAATATACTTTTAATTTTGAATTTTTTAAGAGATAACTTTTCAAATTCAGGTATTAGCATTAAAAATAAGCAAGGTATTAGTATTTAAATTCTAACGTATTGTTACTTTTTTAAAAGTTACTATTTGATACATTTACCATTTTTTTGAAACTTTTGTTTTTTAGGAATACCATATAATGCATTAATTACCATAAGAAAAGTATCTGATCTATCATCACCTTTTCCACATGTTAAAAAGTCATTTAACCATATATCTTTTTGTTCGTTTGAAAATTTGTTTTCTAAAAACCAACGTGTATATTGTATAGATAACCATTTTCTTTTTGCATAAGCACCTTTTAATTTACATTCAATGTTAGGGCCAGTATAAGCTTTTAATTTTTGCGACGCCCTAACAAATCTTATTGGTACATTTGTATCTTTATATAATTCTACTAATTTTCCATAAATTATATGTGATGTAAATATTGCTTTTCTATTGACTTTTGGTTGTAATTCAATAAATATACTTGATAAATTTAATGGTAATAAATTATCATCGTATATTTCTTGTATTTTGCACAAAACTACTTTTGCTATATCTTGCAATAAATAATCGTCAATTGATTTTTTTTTAAAAATGTGTTCTTTTAATTTGCAATCTAATGTCTTAGGAAAATGTGTTTTACATGAATGAATAATATTATTATCTATGGTGTATTTAAAACTGCATTTTTTTCCACATATTTTACCACTTTTTTGAATGCCTGTACATTTATAATCATCTGAATCTAATGTGTTGTATACATCCCACAAATGAATTTTATAAGACTCTATGTTACTTTTATCATCACAAGACATACAGCACATGGCTAGATTTCGTAAACCAATATCAATTGTTAATATCATTTAATAATAAAAATGATATTAAAAATAATATTTGATCGTAAATTTATTTTCTTATAAATATAAGAAAATAATAAAATAAGAAAATAAGAAAATAATAAAATAAGAAAATAAGAAAATAATAAAATAAGAAAATAAGAAAATAAGAAAATAAGAAAATAACTTATAATTAAATTTAAATTATTTATATTCTATTGGATAATGTTTTTTAGATTTACATGGTTTCTTTTTCTTATTTATATTAAAAACATGTGGTTTTTGAAAAAATAAGTATTCTCTGTTTTTATAAGCAGAAATTATACGTGAAATGGTAAATTCTTGTAATAATTTAACAGAATTCATATTTATAATATATATTTAAAATTAATTTTAAATAAATTCTGTTAAATTAGAATATGTAATGCAAAATAAAATCCATTTTTTGAAATCTAATTTAATTTTAGTAAAATTTTCAAGATATTTACAGATAATATTATATGAAACATTTAATTCATTATTATATGTATGTGTAAATAAATGTAAGAAATTTATATTATAGTTTTTTAGTATAGATTCTGTTTTATTAAATAATAAATAAATTATAAAATCGGATAAATGATAAATTTCTAAATAATCTAAAAAAAACGGTGATATAATAGAAAAACGTGTTTTAATATCTTCTTTTAATAATACTAAATTATAAGATTCATAAAATAAAAAATCATCTATTAATTCAGATTTAGATTTAATCTTTTCTTTATCTGAATCTGAATTATAATCAAATTCATCCATTATGTATTATTGGTAAATTTTAAATTAATTAATTTATTTTTATATTAATTTTACTTTTAAATTAATTATTTTTTTTTTTAATTATTAAAATTAAAATTTATTTTATTATATTATATTAAAACATATGGCAAATATATTAGAAACAATTCAAAATAATGATATTGTAAAAGTCTTGTTAGTTGTATTAGGTATATATTTATTATATACTTATTATTTTAAACCACAAGAACAATACAATTCTTACTATGGTACTATACCAGAACAATTAGAAAATGTTGATGAAAAACCAATTGTTCAAGGACAAACAGAAGGATCTAATGCACCTATTACTCCACAAGAACAACAACAACAAATCGACAAAATTGTAGCTGGATCAGATCAAATTAAAGCTGATGATCTATTACCAAAATATGATGATGCCAACGCCTTTGCTAAAGAAAATCCTGTTAGTAAATTATTAAAAGAACAAAATTTCTTAATTAGCGGTTATCACGCTGGGGTCAATACAGTGCTTCAAAGTAATAAAATTGGCAACCTTGACCTAAGATCTCTACCACCTATTCCAAAGGAAAGTGTTGGACCATGGCACCAAAGTAGTTACGAACAAACCGGTGGACAACTCCGTCGTGGTGTAGAAATTTTATAAATTTAACTTATTAAATAAATTGTAATATAAATTATTTAATAAATTCAAGAATTATTTAATTAATTAGTTTCATATTTTTATCGTTTAAAATATAAGCATGTAAACAAGTTTTTAATGCTTTATTTACATTATCTTTAGTTAAATTTTTATCAAATAATATAATTGTATCTTTATATAAATGATAAAAATCATCATCATGTTTATAGAATTCTAAAAATTTACATTTTTGTTTTTTAATAATTTTATAAAAATATTCTGATGCAATATGACATACTTGTTTAGAGTTATCTCTAATGTGTTTTTTAATACCATTTTCTGTTATATAAAGACTGAATATTTTCATCTTTTTATCAACGTATTTAATACAATGATTTTCTGGATATTTTTCATTACATATTATATTTTTAATATATTCTGATAATAAACTATTTAACATATTTCTATTCATATCGTATATATCAAATATTTCTCTCATTTCATCTATTTTAATATAACATGTTTTCAATTCGTTTATAGTGTTAATTTCTATATTAGTATTTATATTTAATAATTCCATATTAACAAAATTTAAGATTTTGTTTAATTTAACTAAATCGTATAATAATCCAGTTTTACATCTTTTTTCTTTTAAATGGCGCATAAGAGAGACTTTTTGAGTAAAATTGTTTTTACATAAATTACATACAAAAGACATTTTATATTATGTATATAATAATTATTTTTAAATTATTATTTTACCGAACTACTTAAATATTTTGATATAAATTTTGTTATTTTATAACTTGAAATTATCTAATTTAATAATAATATAATTTTATGATCATCAAATATTGGTAAAAAAAGATATTTATTTATGTTAATTTTAATAAATTTTTATTAGATTGTTTTTATAGAAATAATTTCTATTTCTTTTTGAAAAAAGTTTTTTTTTTTTTGAAAAAAAATCAATAAAAAGT